TAACATAATATACATTATGCGTAATTATATGTTGTTAGAGTTTCTGACCATGGCGGACATCACGTCCGCCTAGGTCAGAAAAATTAGCAGAGCTTTTAGATTTACATGTGATGGTATAGTTTTCGTTAAGGCTGACGAGTCGAGCCTTACACTCGTTAATAGCGTAAACATCATAATCATGTGACTCTGGGTAATATGAATCGCCAGTAACGTCATTTACGAAATAATATTCATACCTATCAGACATTAAAATAAATGCACTAATACGTATTTCATCAAGTGGATTTTGTTTAGGTTCCTGTTCTTCTGGCTGCTCAATAGGCTTTTCTTTTACAGCTGCTATTGCCGTTCTTGGATCAGGGCCATTAAAGAAATTAACAGTAACGCCTATTGTCAGCCCAATTAAAAAAAACGAACGCTTGCCAGTTGATAGAAAGTTTTTAATTTTTGACTTATGTTTTTCATAGGTTTCCTTAGCTATTTGTTTTCTGTTCGTGTAACGACCAAAAATTGTATTGGGTGGTAACATAGAGTGTTGTGAACAATCGTTTATGCCAAAGACTTGTCTTGTGTCATATGCTTCATATAAATCAGAACCGTTATATACCCATCTATCCACTACTGGGGAAAACTGGCTAGAGCCATATTTAACTAAAGCCAAATGTATTTTTGGTGGACGTAGGTTCAAACCGAACAATTTGCCTAATGGAGTAATTAGCGGTAATCCCAACCTGTCAGCGCGCTGACAATAAACAATGTGTTCGGCCAATGCGTCACGAACCTGTTTATCCATCATTTCGATATGCTGAATAATAAAAAATACATCCCAACCGGCTTTTCGAATATGAAGTAATTTGTTTATTAATGGTTGACGATTTTTGTCGCGGTAATCCCTTGTGTTAAACCATGTTCCACACTCGTCTAAAAATATCCCACCCATTTTAGATTCGTCATAATCGCCGCTATATGGTGTAGGTAAGTTCTCCAAATCTTCAACGGTTGGCTTATCAGGCATTCTTATTACTTGTGTATTTTTGGCGAATGGATTAACTAATTTTTCTAATTTGAGATCTAAATTAGTTGCAACCATTCGACCTTGATTTAAGTAATCACGAATACGGCCGACGGTTGCTAGCGTTTTACCGGAGCCTAATTTTCCAGTAATAAGATATACGGCCATTACGCTACCCTGCTTTCATACTCTAATGTTTTAAGAGTCAGTGCGTATGTAATACAGGCTGCCTCGACTGATATTATTGCGCCTAAACATGTGAGTGTATTGCTAGGTAATGCAATCCCTATTAATGATGTAATTTCTGGGGGCAACGATGATAATAGTGGTTCAACGTATATACCAATAATTGAAAACAGAGTTGTTACGGCAGCGAACAAGCCTGCAAATACAACGGTAAGCACTGCTATTTTCTTTCCAATTCTTGATACGAAAAAATCTACTAGCTTTTCAACTATCTTTCCGACTAGACCACCTAAAGCACCTAAGCCAACTATCGCTGGAACCGGCATTATTCAGACCTCGCTGTTGATTGAATTCTTCTCATGCAATAAATAAATGTTGCTATGGCAAATATTACATATAAAAAGGGTTGAGCCTTTGATGCAGGTTCGCATAAATCTAGAGTTGAATCGGTTAAAGGTATTGCGAATTGTGCACTGCATCCTCTTGGTGAAAGTGCTGATTTCAATGAAGAGAATGAACTTTGAAATTGAGATTCATCAAACGCGTTAGTTAAGTCTTTTTCATCGTCTTGTAGAAATTCGTCAATGGCCGTGTCGGTTGCTTCAATTTTTGCGTTTACAGATTGTTCATATTCGGTACCAGAAAAATCGGCTTGCTCAACAAGTTTTTCTTCGAGCTCCTCCGCTACTGATTCACCAATTTGTGAGGCGCTTGCTCCAGAACCGCCGCCGCCAGAACCGCCAGATGTATTTTGTGCTATCTGACCTAACAATTGCTCGATAGAACTTTGGTGGGGTGTTCTAATGTTATTTGATGATGTATCGATAGGGTCTTCTATGCCATCCCCGTCAGCATCCAAGTCGTCTTCATTGGGTATGCCGTCACCGTCTTTGTCTCTATCCTGATAATCGGGTATTGAATCGTTATCTATATCGCCTGATAAACATATGAATTCTTGTTCGCCACCAAATGCTACTGAGCCACAACCTTGTTGACAATTGCCGTATTGGTCGCAAACGTTTAATGGATTTTCATTGCACATACTAATGCCATTTGATTCAGAACATTGACCATCGGTAGTAGGAAACTGATTATCTTTTTCTAAATCTTGTGGCTGGGGTGGAGTTACAGTGTTTCTTTGATAGCAGGCTGATGGATTGACGCTTGTGTCGTACTCGTAAAAATATGAAGTATTGCCTGATGAATTTGAAGTGATTTCGAAATTCTTTTTAACAGGACATATTGAACCGTCTTCTGGCTTTTCCATACATGAAATACCAGACTCACTTGAAATAAAACTCTCGTAAAGTCCGTCTGAGTCTTTTTGTTCACAAGTATCTGCATCGGCTAAGTCATTAGGCGAATAACAATATGAGGTACCATCTTCGAGTGTTTTTAATATTGAGTATTGTTCAGCGGCTGGCTTATTTTGGCTTGATGGATGATTTAAGCATGTTGGTGCATCTTCTACAGTTCCGTAAATAACAGTGTATGAACCTATGTTTCTTTCGAGGTACTCTTCTCCGTTGGATGTGTTTATTCTGTAATGTTGGTAACTATAGTTAACTTGCGCCTGACAAGTTCCATTGCCGTAATCGTAATAGCTGATGTTTGTTTGTGTTGCGGCTGTAAACCTATCGACACCATCTGTACGGGGTAGATTATTACCTCTATTGAACTCCTCTACTGCTTGTGAAGGCTCTTTGTCCAATACACATGATGTTGTTGTCTCTGGGTCTACAGAGTTAGCATTCTCGTAAATATTTGCGAGAGAAAAAAAAGGCGCTATTAAAAGCGCCGCCCCTAATAGTGCCTTTTTCATATTAGCTTGCCTTGTTGGTAAACTTCTTAACTAGCTTGATGCCGATAGACGCGCCAAGTACAGCAGTAAGAATTGCGAATCCGTAAGCTGACACAGTTGCTACGTCTGCAAGAATTGCAGTTTCGATTGAAGTCGTATCAACGGCCGCGTTAGCCGAACCGATTGCGCCAATAGAAGCTAGTAGAGCAAGTGCTTTATTTTTCATGGTGTTTTCCTTTAAGTTGCCATGTGGGTAATTTTTCGAGTTGCGCCAATTGTTGTTCCAGCTGCGTGACCAGCTACGAACGCGAAACAACACAATCCGAAAACGGTTGAAAATACTTCGATATGAAGCATGTTAAATAAAGTTTCAGGAGTCATTGCCATGCACTCCCAACGCGATAACCAATGATTGCGCAGAGAGCCAAGAGGCCAGCAAACAAAACATTGATAAGTAGAACGAAATCTTCGTGTGTCATGACTAACTAACCTTTTGAAGCTTTGCTTCATTTGGGAGTATGATTTTTCTTCGATTGTCGAAGTAATTAGTCATGTAAGCTTTGTCCTGGTAAGCGCGAGCCATAACGTTAATAGGTACAAGTACAAATTTGCCGACTAAATCATGTACTTTATTATGTTCGCCAGATTGAATACCTTCCTTGCTGAGTCTGACATCGATTGTGGCAGATTGGCCGTTATAACCATTGGATACAGGAATAGAGATTCCAAAGTAAACTTCCTGCCATGTTTTTGAGCCGTCACCGTTTGACTTATTTAGTGTCTTAACGCCTAGGAACTCTCCAGCTATGTATTGACCATTTTCGATGTTCATTAAATTACCTGTTTTCTTATCGGCCTAACTATCCGACAAGCCTTAATGGTTGAGTTAAATTGTTGTCCAGTTGCTGTGACATATGGACAGGTTCTTGCCAGCCTTGAGGGTGCTGATTTGAGAAATCAACATTTACAAGACGTACAAGTGGAATAATGTTTGTCTTTGTTGAGTGGAGATTTTGCAAATACGCTTTTGGTACAACCTGAGTAAGTTCTTTCATGTTTCTGTAAAAGGTTTTTTCGGGCGTGGTTTGCTTTACTTGCTCAAAACCTTCATTCTTAAGTGATCTGAAAAATCTAAATATTCTTTTAGGCTTTGCCTCTTTTGGCTTGCCGTCATCCGTATAAGTTGTGTACTCGGCTTTAAGACTTTCTAAAACTTCATCATCGTTGTATACGTTCACGTGTGCCCCCTCAAAGGTGCCTAGTATGTCTTTGAAATTCTCGTTCCAAAGGTGTTGAGCTAAATCCCCTTTAAAGGATTCAGCATACTCAATCAAATCGACAATGCGCGTAGGTATGCCCATTGACTTAAATTTACGTTTCTTCATTTTTGCTTCGAAACGAACTGCGTTCTCTGCGAAATTTTGAACAACTTCACTTTTAAGCTGCTCCAGTTGATATTTTTGGTAATCGTTTGGCTGTGTCTTTTGCTTGCGCGTAAGTTCTTCAATCTGTCGTTTGATTTCGAAGTGCTTAAGGTAAGCAAGTCGAACGCAATGTTCAGACCCGGCATTCCACATCACAGAAGTTTTATAACTTTCTTTTGATAAACGAATTTGACCAGATGAAACATGCCTAAGGGCTTCAATTACTTGTTTTGCAACGAAAATATTTTCAACATGAGCCGTATAGGTAAAGTCCATCTGGAGAACCTCAGCGTTGCTGTAATCAAGTACTTCCTGAATGCCTTGAAATTGCGTGTGAAACACATAAAGCAGTGATGAAATGCATGTTTCAAAATTAGTAGAGCCAAACGCATTATGACCAGTAAGCATTTTTGCGGCTGAAGCATTGAGCTCTATATGAGGAAAGTAGTTCGCACCCCCTGCCCTAATTTTATAAGCCAAACTAGAGTTACTGGATGGAATAGACTCAAAAGGATGATAAAGACGGTGAACTTCTAAATTACCGTTTTCATCAAGTGATGTTTGTCCAGCTGCTAACGTACACCCGAATTGTCTAAACAGATTCAAATCACATTCGCCGCCTGTGATTTTGCCCGTCTGCTTATCAACTACCTGTGAGATGTATTCCATCTTCAAAGGTATCCAAATCCGTATAGTGTCAATCATTAGTCTTGTTTCTTAGAAACTGCGTAATTAGAAAACACGATAAACTTAAGTTCTAAGATTCTAATTGTCAACATATATTAGAATAGGAGATTCACTAATTATGAGAAACGAAAAAAGTGAGAAGTACATGCCGTCAAAGCACATAGATGAACAAACTTGGAGAAAAGTAGAAAAGGAAACTGTTAGAGCCGTAACCTCTACCGCTAAGCCTTTCAAAGACACGGAAGTACTAAAGTTATTGATACTAAAAGGAATACAAGAAATAAAAGAAGAAGACTATAAAAAGCACGCTGAGAGGAAATAGGTCAAAATGACAGTAGAGTGGACTGTTATAGTAAGTCCACTCTACGATAGTTTTGCACGTTTTTTGTGCATATTTAAGAAAAGCAAAAGGTTATGAAATTAAATACGAGGGTATTTAGGTTCATAACCTTTTTTATTGGTCGCTTCGCTCCGGTTTAGCAGGAAGGCGGTCAGGTTGGTACGTAATATTTTTTACGTAAGCAGGCCGTTTTACGTAATTTTGATGTATTGATGGGGGGATTTCCGTTCCTCGCGGGCTCGTCTCTGCATGCCTTCGGCATAGGGGTGGGCTGTAAATTACGCATAACACAGATTATATTAAACGCGCTTAGTGGGTAATTATCTAACGCGCGTTTAACATGAATCTGAACCACATTATGCGTAATTATATGTTGTTAGAGTTTCTGACCATGGCGGACATCACGTCCGCCTAGGTCAGAAAAATTAGCAGAGCTTTTAGATTTACATGTGATGGTATAGTTTTCGTTAAGGCTGACG